ATTTCCGTCGTTAGACAATTATCTTTCCCTTGTGAGCCCCCCTCGGGGAAGCCACATGTGAGAGTGTCCTCTGTTGAGGACCCTCTCAAGGCAAGGATAATAACAGTTGGGGAGTCCTACTCTCGCGTTTTGAAACCGTTGCAGATGGCAATGTTTCATGCGCTTGGGGAGTATCCCGAATTTTCGCTCACCAGGAACAAGTGTCCTGATGAAGATTTAGAACTTGGTTATGGGTTTGGAAAAAGTAGGAACTTAGATGGGCATATGCCCGATTCATTCGAAGCTGTTCAGTCCACCCTCCGCAACCTGTTGCGTGGTTTCGATCCATTAGGAGATGAGTATCTCCTGTCTGGTGATTATGCCGCCGCAACAGATGGTCTGAAGATGGAAGTTTCCAGGCTATTGATGGAATCTATCCTTGAGAGTATATCTCACGAGCCCACCCGAAGGTGGGTCCGTTGGGAACTCTCAGGGTCGATCCTTCACTACCCTGATCATCTCCATCTTGGTGAACTTGAACAACATAAAGGCCAGCTGATGGGAGGGATTCTTTCTTTTCCCCTCCTTTGTCTGGCGAACTTCGCACTCATGTCATTCTCCGGTTTCCCTCGCGGCTCCTTCTCCATTAACGGAGACGATGTTGCTGCGAGGGGTCCCCTTTCCCTGATCGAAACTTGGAGGGAGCTGGGTCCACAGCTTGGACTCACCCCCTCACCTGGAAAATTTATCGTGCACAAGTTGTTTGTGATGATGAATTCCCAGATATTTTCGGTACAGGACAATGACTTACTGGTTACGGGAAAGTTCAGTCTCTTCGTGAGAAAGGACCTTCCTATCAGTGAGACCTTGTATGACATGCAGAGGTACTATCCCTCTGAATTAGCGCGAAGTATCTTTATAGATATGAATCGATCTAGACTTAGTGAAATAGTCAGATCACCTTATGTTCCCCGCTCATTTGGGGGACTCGCTAGAGTCTTCCATGAAAAAGGAAAGTTCAATTTGAAGCAAGCATTGCAGGTTTATTCTGCCTTGGCTTACCGAAAACTTGTCCGACCTACCCGTCCCATTCCTGGGACAGATTGGTCCGTCATTTGCATTCCCGAATTCCTCTCTGGCTTGGTTGA